AGTAGCTAATGTGGATAAGATGTGGCGCAAGGGTAAGGTGATTCTTAAGGGTCCAAATGTTCAATTTACTGAAGTTGGTGAGATTGTGGTATTTCCCAGTGGAATGGGGAGCGGGGTAAGTAATCTGGAAGTCAAAGGCTACGGAAAAGTGAAGAATGGACTATTCTTGAATGAACAACGCATGTTTGGAGTTTGTGAAGTAAATGAGACTGATAAAACGGACTGAGTTACAGCGTTTGCTGAAAAGCAATATCTGTGATTTGATGATTGTCCGTAGAAGACCGGAACGCGCCCCCGGAAGACCGGAGATTCGCCAAATGCTATGCACCAATAGCATGGAGATTCTGCGATCCGAAAACGGATTGAGAACCCTAAATTACCAAGGTTCGTTTCAACCAAAAAAAATCAATGAGCGTTTACATGATATTGTCGTGACATGGGATATCTTCATGCAGGATTACCGCAACGTGTCCATGGACATGTGTTACCTTGTTCAACAAATGCCAGCAAATGATACGTTCTGGTCGTTCTTTAATGAAAAAATATTTCCTATGAGTCCCAACGAAAAGCTCCGTTACATGGACATTGAATTGAACCTTGACCCCTTTCCAAAATGATTAGAATCGACGATCATCTTAAACAATTAATTTTCCGTAATGTGAAATTTGTGCTGAACTCCCGAACAATCAAGGAGGGAAAAATACAAATTTTCAACACCAAACAGAATTTCATAAAATTTAAAATTGAAGAAAAGGGTGAAATGAAGGAATGGGAAATTTGCTATCCTTATGACATCAAGCTCACGGATGGGGGATTTATTTTCGATTATTCCCTGAGTGCGTTCTGCCCCCGAACGGAAGAGACATATTGGAAAATGCGGATGATGAACAAATCGGAAGCCTCCAAATTCTTCGATAATTATCTTTACGTGATTGCGGGTTGACATTCGGTGATGATGGGGTATCATCCTTTTATTGATGAATAACTTAATCTTAAACTTTCCAGAGGGATTCAATCCCCGTGATAAACAAGCCAAAGCTCTCAATGCCATTGAAAAAGCATTTGAAAACGGTAAGAAATTCGTAATCGTTCATGCCGATACTGGAGTGGGAAAAACACATTTAGCCAAAACGCTTGGTAATGTATCCAAAGATGTTCCCGCTGAATTTGAAAGAATTGTCAGAAATTACAGCATCTTTGGGGATGATGGAGCAGACTTGGTATCCGATATCCAACCATTTGGTTGCTATGCGCTGACAATCACCAAATCACTGCAAGACCAATATCAAATGACCTTTGATGATACAGGAATGTTGAAAGGCAAAAGTAATTACCAATGTGATGTGGATGATACACTATCGGTTGATGTTGCACCCTGCATCTACGTGGCAACCCAGAAGAACGAATGTTGGAAAGCAAATCGCTGCCCTTATTACAATTCCAGAAATGATATGCTGACTTCCAAGTTCTCCACGCTGAATTACAGTATGTTCTTTTCCCTTCCCAATCATCTCAAGAAGAGACAGGTGATGGTGTGTGATGAGGGTTCGGAATTGGAAGAGCAATTGGTGAGCCAGTTCACATGCGAGGTGGATATCCCGTTCCTGATGAAGACCCAAACACTAGTGACACCGTTCCCAAATGATGATAAGAATAAGACTAAAGTTCTTTCATGGGTGAATTCCCTGATTGAAAAAGTGGAAATGTCTTGCGCTGATTACAAAGAATGGTTCTCTTCCAATACCGCCAAGAAAGACATCATTACATTCAATAAAAAGAAACAGGAATATAGCAAGCTGACAAATCTTTTCAATTCTTTGGGACTTCTTTCGGAGTCTTTCTATGACAGTGATTATATTATTGAGCGGGTGGAATATGGTATTAGTTTCATCCCCCTGAAAGTTGATGTTCTTTCCAAACATCTATTTGCTCATGCGGAGAAGGTAGTGATTATGTCCGCAACAATCATTGATCCTGATGCATATTGCAAATCTTTGGGAATCAAGGACTATGAATACCTTCACATTGGCACTGATTTTGATCCTGAAAAATCGCCCATTAGTATCATGGCTAAACAAAAGTTGAATTTCAATAATTTGAAATCCATGCTTCCTACGCTGATGAAACAGATCAAGGGGATTTTGGAACATCATGGGAAAGATAAAGGAATTATTCACACCCATACTCAATACCTGACAGATTACATTCGGGACAATATCCAATCAGATCGTTTGCTTTGTAGGGAACCGGGGGTGAATAATGAGCAGCTTTTAGAAATGCATGAGGAGTCCAAGGAACCCACTGTTCTAGTGTCTCCCTCCATGACCTACGGTGTTGACTTGAAAGGCGATTTGGCACGGTTCCAGATCATCCTGAAGGCACCGTGGCTACCTACCAAGAATGTGCGTGTGGAGAAGCTGATGAAGCTTGACAAGGACTGGTATGGAAATCAGATGTTGAAGACGCTGGTGCAAGCTTGTGGGCGCGGTGTCAGATCGGAAGATGACTACTGTGAAACGTATATACTTGACGGATCAATATTTGATGCTATAAACAGGAACAAGAATAAATTGCCGAAGTTCTTTCTGGATAGATTTAATTAAAAAAATGAGTAAGTTAAAAACAATAATTGATAAATCTTTGGAAAATGTATTTTGGGTTTCCCATCAAGGGAAATTCATTGGCTCTTCCGAATACCCCCAAGAGTTTGAACAGAAATATGGGAATATCTCCCATGTGTCTCTAATAATAGATGACTATATCTTTGACAAGCATCAGATCGAGAAAATCCATGATTTCCTAAGAAAATGGGGATTTGATGTCACACAACAATTCAAAATCAATGAATACAATACGGGATATTATTTCTGTGATGATCTGACGCTTATGATTCGAGCTACATTTGGTATGCCGGAAGATAAGGTTGAGAAGGATGATAATGATTTAGAGGAATTTTTACCAAATAGCGGGAGTATAACTATCAGTTTTTCTCCTATGATCAAGAATAGGAGAAGGATTGAGGAATTTTTGAAGGATTTTGTGGATGGAGAATTTCTGTTTCTTCCTACTTCTGAAAAAAATTTTTATATGATTGCTCAGACGCAGCACGGGCTTGAAAAGCAGAAGACGAGTTTTAAGAACATACCAATCAAAGATGATAGATATGATCTATATTATGGAGAAGCGTTTCCAAAAGATAAGATCATGAGCTTTGTTAAGGATAAACATCCAGAAAGTTTGCTACTTTTTCACGGGGTTCCGGGGTCTGGAAAATCAAATCTGATCAAAAATCTAATCACCGAATGTGAAGATGATGTGATTTATATTCCACCTTCCATGGTATCGGTTATTTCCCAACCATCATTCATATCGTTCATGTTAGATAATCGCGGATGCGTCCTGCTAATTGAAGACGCAGAGGAGATATTATCAATTGATAGAAATTCAGGAACCCAAAATATTTTGGGCATGACCGATGGCTTCCTCCGCGACTGCATGGGAATGCGTATCATATGCACATTCAATTGTGATTTGAAAAAGGTCGATCCTGCCCTTTTGAGAAAGGGGAGGCTTTACTTAGAATACCGTTTTGGGGAACTTTCCGTCGAGGATGGTCAGAGATTAGCTGATTATTGTGAGCTTGACCTTACAATTGATAAGGAAATGACATTAGCTGATATTTTCAATTATCATAAAGAAAACACATCTACAAAGTCGTTTGAGGATCGTGCAATGGGATTCGGGAATTTTTAATCACCGTCCCACTTTTTATTTTTAATTTTATCCATCTGAATCGCAGTATGGATTTTACGATTCCAGAATTTTTCTGATGGTTCTTGTTTTGGTTCTTTGTAATCTTTTTTTAGAACCTTAACATATTCATCAAAATCTTTTTTCATTTGTTCGAAAGATGTGAATGGTTTTACATTTTCTTGATTTTTTTCCAAATATTTAATATCAGATTCATAATCCACTGGAAATGGCATCTCATCATATTTGTCATTGGCGTCAGTGAATAAATCATCTTCAAGGAAAGAACGCGATTTTATTTTTTTATTTTCACTTCCCAACTTCATATAACATGCGGCATCCATAGATCGAGTGTGATAATGCACTTCTTTATGCATATACGAACAACAGGTTCCCATTACCTCCAATCCCAATTCATTTATTTTTTTCATGATCGATTCAGGATTAAAAATTAATCTTCTATTATTTCCGATATATTTTAAAGGGTCTTCAGCGGGTGTTTCTTTACCATCACCTCCCCAATTACGAGTTCCCTCTGTTCTTATAGAATCTCCATAAATTGGTAAGTATATATAATATTGAATTTTTGATTCATAATTTTCCCAAATTAAATTGTATTCTTCGATTAGTCCCACATACAGTATTTATCGTTAAATAAGAGTATCCGTGCAAGATTATAATTATTTCTTTGAAAATTCCGATCTCCTCAACATGTTTGTGGCAGCATTTGACGATGCATTCGTGTATCGTTATGATGCTCGCACTCGCGTAGCGAAGGAGAAGATTGTGGTTCGTTATGTTAATGGTCCAAAACATCGCGTTCTCCATGACCTAAGTGACAGAGCCAAGACAATAACCCTTCCCGTAGTGACAATTGAGCAAACCTCATTGGAGCGTGATCCGTCCCGTATTCACAATAAAGGGCAGAATATTTATCGGAAACAGTTGGATGGAACCAACCGAATGGCTACGATCCCCCAACCAATTCCCGTGAATCTCACTATGGATGTGAATATCATCTGCTATTTCAAGGAAGATTTGGATCAAATCATCCAGAATTTTGTGGTGAATTGTAATCCATATATCATAGTTTCTTGGCAATTTCCTGAAAAATTCAATATGCCATTCATTGATGAGATTCGTTCGGAAATCCAATGGTCGGGAAATATTTCTTATGAAAATCCCAAGGACTTATCTCCTGATACAAAATGGCGTATTTCCGCTTCCACCTCTTTCACCATAAAAGGATGGCTATTCAAGGATTATAATCAAACGCAAGCACCGATCTATGTGGTGAATGCCGATTTTCATGCGCTTCCTGTCAGCAATCGCTTCTGTGAATATAATCTCTTTGATGCTATCAGTGCAGAGGGTGTCCAAACAGAAAGCGTATCGATTAGTGCATATCCCGAATTTACCAATTATTTCATCAACGGTATTCATCAGGGAGATTCTCTGGTGGTCACGAAACTGAATGATAGGAACTTTCAATTCTATGGTAAGCGATTTGGATACAATAACACTTGGTATCTGTCCGGTGCTTATAACATTCCCGAATTGGTATATACGGAGATCGATACCGCCAAGTTCCCCACCATTTCTGCCTATAAGTTACCAGATAACGTGATTACCACTGTGAATGATAATATTGTCACAGTGTCGCTGAGTTCCAATTATTTCAGTAATTTATCGGGAAATATAGTTTTCATAACAGCGAATAACGCAGGGTGGGTTGCATCCTATTAAAAAAAACAATTTGACTAAATAATATCATGACTACGAAAGATCAGATCGCATTGGCTGAATTATATATGGAAGGATTATCTCATCCCGGTGGAACAATAACCGACGAAGATGGTAATATTTGGCATATTAGCAGAGATGAAGATGGGACTTTTTTTGTAACCCTAGAGGGAGATAACGTACCAGATGTTGTAGAGAGCGGGTCTTCTTATAAAGAAGCTTTACAAAGAGCTAAATCTAAATTAAATTCTATAATCGATTATGAGATTCGTCAACGACAATACACGAATAATCCATATTCATTTGAAGGGGATGAAATGTGGGAACCTTAATTTGTAAATTAATATTTCAAGTTAAAGGGGAATTGATTGTGATAAAGATTGAATAATCACATGTTTGACCTAAATAGTAAGTATGGCGGGTTCCGATAGTTCTTCTACACAATCTTCAAATAAATCCTACGTTAGTAATGACGGCAAAGGTTCCACATTTGATAGGAACATGCAGTCCTATTTGAAGAATCGCGGGAATTTTATTGAGAAGACCCCCGATGAGGCGAAGAATACAAAATATAAATATTTCCAGAAGATTGGTTTACGCAGACCGGAAGCGATTGCCCGTAATTCCGTAGCTCTCAATAACGACTGGAATAACACGGCGTTTTCTGCGATTTACCAAGACAAGTCTTTCACGGATTTGATGTATTCCCAAGCTTCGGAAGAAAAACCCGGACGTTTGCGAGATTACCGCATGATTGCCGCTTACTCTGAAGTGGCGGATGCTATAGATGAGATTTGTGATGAGACGATCAATGTCGATGAGAACGGCGATATCGTAACACTGGATATTCGTAACACCGATCTGGAATCGGAAAAGAAAGAGGAAATTGAAAAGGAATTCTCCCGTTTTATTTCCATGATGGATCTGGAAGATAATGGTTGGAATTATTTTCGTCAATTTCTCGTTGAAGGGGAACTATTCTTTGAGCTTATTCTGAAGGATGATTATATCAAACAGGGGGTGGTTGCTGTTAAGAATCTTCCGGCTGAACAATTTGATCCTGTATATGATAATATACAGACCATGTTGGTGAAAGCGTTCATTTACAAGAAGCCAATTTTCTCGTCGGTGGATAACAAAAAGGTGGAACGTTATGAATACATTCCCTTTGAACAAAATCAAGTCCTTTATGTGAACAGTGGGCAATACAATGAAACCAAGGATTTCATTATCCCTTTCATTGAGAATTGCCGCAGAGCTTACAGGCAGCTTTCCATGATCGAGGATTCCGTGGTGATCCATAGAATGGTTCATGCACCCCTACGCTTCCTCTTCAACGTTGATGTTGGTAGATTGCCAGTCCCCCAAGCGGAAGCCTACCTACGCAAGCTACAGAGCCAATACTGGTCCACTAAGACGTTTGATATTGACCAAGGCGATATTGTCAAGAAATATGCCCCCCAATCCACGTTGGATTCTTTCTGGTTTGCCAAGAGACAGGGAATGGAAGCAACCACGGTTGAAACATTTGGGGGTCAAATGTCGGATGGTAATATGGAACCTCTCGATTGGTTCATCAAGAAATTATATCGTTCTCTCAAGACTCCAACTTCTCGTTTGAACGCTGAAACGGGTTACAGCGATGGAACGGAGATGCTTCGGGAGGAATTGAAGTTTGCCAAGATGATCATCCGTCAGCAACAACGCTTTGCCCAAGGTATCAAACGGGCGTTCATCACACATCTCAAATTCAAGGAGATGTTCGATGATTGGGATTTGTTTGATGATAATATTCGGGTAGAGTTCAATGTTCCCACGAGTTTCTATGACATGCGGGAGAGTCAGAAGCTCAACCTCAAGATTGACACTTTCAATAACATTACGAACAATGAAATGATTTCCACAATCTATGCCATGAAGAAATATTTGGATTGGAAAGATTCTGATATCCTTGCCAACCTACACTTCAAAAAGGTGGAAGCGGAACACATGTTTGAAATTGAACAGATTCGTAGTAGTGGTCCGAATTGGAAGGAGATGCTTGCCCAACAAAATGAAGGCGGTGGAGAAGGTGGTGGAATGCCCGATATGGGTGGGGGTGGTGGAGGCGGTGGCGGCGGTATACCTCCAGATTTCTCAGGATCGGGCGCAGCTACAGGTGGTGGAGGAGAAGCTGATCTAGGAGGCGATGAACCACCAGCAGAAGCTCCTGAAGCACCGCCAGCGGAAGTTTAATTTACTGGAATGTCATAAGTCTTGGCATATTCCTTTGATTTCTGGTCAAAGGGATAAATCGTTCCGTGCCATAGAAAATCATTGCCAGAATCAATTGCCCCCAAAGGACGGACTTTTACAATCCACTCTCCCATATATTCCCCTTTGGAGTTTTTGAATTTTAATTTACCTGAAAATTGTGAAAATACATTGGTTGAATCCTCACACCTACGCATGTAATCATCAAGTTGATGTTCATCTTCCACGAAATTTTTCCAATTTAATTTAAGCAATTCCTCTGATGATGTTCCACAGAGATTACAATATGCCTCATTCACCATAATATTCAGACCCTTGGAAGTGGTGCGAAACGATGGTTTGGAATTGAGCCAGAACATAGCCTCTATCTCAGCTTTGATTATTTTTACGGAATCCCGCATGGAACCCCCACCATTTGGGGATATTTCATATTCCACATTTTGGAGGCGAGTGTCAATATTTGACACCGTTCCTTGGATATTTTTCAAAGATTCGGGAATGGAATTGCGGGATTTAATATATTCCCGATGTTCCTTATATTTTTTAATTATAAAATTAATCACCTGTTTCCAAGTCAAAATCAACATCCCTATCGCCCCAATGACAATGGTAATAAATTTGGCATATTTTTGTAACAAATCGTAAAAATCCATAACATTATTTATCATTAATAATGTATTTTTGTTGTTATGTTAAACAACTTTAATTATGCCCAGAAAGTATTTGGAACTGTGGGATCGTCGGTCGGTTGCGGCGTGTCGGAGTTGCTTGCCCAGTAGATGAATTGCTCACCGCCTTCGGGGATCGGGATACCTACAAGGTCACGGAACAGAACCCACCAGTCAGATCCATTATGTTCACCAATAACACAGAGAGCGTATTCGTGTAATACAAAACTTGATTGCACCTCACCATCCTCATCAATCGAGGCAAAACCGTTGGCGATGCCGAATTGCTCGGCGATGGACTTGCTTGGAAATTTCAAAATATAATCAGTCATGTCGTGAGGGTAATCAGCTTGGCGTCAGGTAGGCGTTTTCTGAAGTATCGGAACGATTGGATATGTCCAGTTGGTTGTCCACTTGCCACGCCTGTTGGATCTCTGAACGCAAGATTTGTTAAAGTGGTTGGAAGCACTACTGTGTTGTCAGTGCTTATTCCTCCGTTAAATGAGAAAGCTGCGTTGTTAGCTGCGAAAGCACAAGCAATTTTTTGTGTTCCACCTTGAACATAACCAGCCTGTGAAAAATTAAACTGAGCAGTTGTATTAGTCATGTCTCCACCTATGTTAGCTACGCCTGATGATTTCACTAATTGAATGAGATTGGTATAAGTGCCGTCGGATATGGCTACAATAGCTCTGTTCCCACCAATAGTTGTTGGCATTAAACCACTGAAAACAACAAACATTGTTCCTTCTGTAAAATTGTAGAAATTAGTGAAATTACTTCCTGTGATGCTACAAACATCGGCATTGCGAGTCAAAGATGATGTGGTGGTCGGGATGTAGGACGTAGCGAAGGCTCCCGCTTCTAGTTGTGCGCCCCAGAATACCGCAGAACCAGTTGTTGTGCCATCCATGACT